AGACTGCCCCATGAGTTTTGCAAACGCACGAGCAGTGTTGTAGTCCTCAAAGCACTTGATGTCCTCTGGTCCTACCTGACCAACAACATGGTTGGTCCAAGTCACTACAAAGATTTTCTTGCTCATGAAAAGAAACTTGAAATTGTAATGGTCTTTTCGTGTTGCCACCCAATACATTGTAGCACGTTTTTGAGGGGATCGAGAAATGACTTTTCAAACTGTGTCTGATAATCGACATACTTTTCAATACCAAACTCCTTTGGCAACTCACCAAAGAAACTGATACAGTTCTCATGAATTGGATTTGGTGTCTTCAGATACATGAACTTGATCTTCTCACCCTCCTGAATGAGTTGATGCTTGTTCTCTACTTTGTGTTTTCGCACGTAGTGGTTGTAGAGCAGAGCACCTCGCACATGGATAGGGGTTCCTTTCTGGTAGATCTCTGTTGGATGACGGTACTTAGTAAGATTGTTAACTCCTCGTGGGAAAGCAACTTCCTCATAAGGTCGCAGTCTCGTTTCTGCTCGCACGTCATTGATGAAATTGATAAGTTCATCATTTGTTTTGCCGATAATAATCTTAAATGCTGCATACAACTTGTCCCTAAAATATGCAGGAGTAGAACTCCTAGCGGTCTCAAGACCCATGATCTTCATCTTGGGTTCTTTATATCTAACTCCCTCACTATCCCATACGTTGAGAATGTAACGCTTCTTCGCAGTCCAGATACCACGGTCAGCGATGTTCTCACGCTTCATGCTCATTTTTTGTTCATATGCCGAAACGTAATTCGCAAGTTCCTGATAAGAGGATTCGATGAATGGTTCCAACTTTTCTTGACAGATCTTATCAAGAATGGAAACAATTGCTGCTTTATCGCCAGACCGATTACTAAAGAATTTAGTAACAAGAGGTCCAAGATTAAGATAGATTGAGTCGGTATCGCTAGCGATGACATAATCTACGTCCTCGGTTTGCAAAAGTTTATTTAGATATCCGTTCATCTTGTTCTCAATCCAACGGATCGAGACTTGACCAGATAATGTAATCGCCTCAGCATTAGCGAGACGGTAATAACGGAAGTGTTCATTGCCGATTGCACCATAAGCAGAGTTCAAAGAGATCTTCTTTGCCATCTGAATATTGTTACATCTTGCAATCTCTTTCATGAGTTCGACTGTAGGTGTCTTCTCATATTCCTTCTTAGCAGCAATCATCTTTTTCTTGAAGATGACGCGACTGTCATACATCTTCTTCATCATCTGAGGAAGGAATCCATGTATGTCCTTACGATACTGTGCGCCGTTTGCACATACAGCATACTCACCATCAATCTCTACTTGCTTCGAAAGTATCTTATCAACGGTTGCTGTTGAATGTCGGGTATCTTGGAGTGTCTCTGGCGAGATATTGTACTGCATAATAAGGTGAGGGTAGAGACTATTAAGGTCAAAAGACACAACCCAATCATAGAATCCAGGAATCGGTTCTTTGACATAAGCCCCCGCATACTTCTCAGTCTTAGTTGCACTCTCCTTCTTAGGAGGGATAGCGATCTTACGTTTTAGAAGATCGCAGTAAATATAGTTATCCCACATGCGAACCTGACTAAACACATCTTCATAATTCACCTTGGCGTCATATGCCATGGTGTATGCCAGTTCAATCAGTTTCATCTTGTCGTCTAGTTTGTCCACCAGGCGAACGTCATGAATGTTGTATTCGATGAACTTCTGCCAGTCATTCTCATAGAACTCTTTGAACGTGTCAAACTCAGAGTGATCTAGTTTCTTCTCACCCAGTTCGACAGAGCAGATATGATCCAGACGATAACTCTCTTGATTTGTATAGGTGAACTTCTTATACAACTCAAGATAGTCAAGGCAAGAGATACCAAGGGTGTCAATAGCAAACTGCTTGCGACCCTTGATATAGATCTCACGCTGCGACACAAGTTTCCAAGGCGACAGCAGTTTTACAAACTTCTCGCCCAACACACGATCAATGCGGTTGTGGATGTACGGCATGTCAAACAACTGCACGTTCCAACCAGTGATTACATCTGGAAAGTTTGCTTGCCAGAAGTCAAGGAACGCTCCCAACATGCTCTCTTCTGATCGGAAATGCATGTAGTCCACCATGGCGTCCTGGTTATTGAATGGACGTGCCCCGAACACAGTAATGCGACCAGAGAAGCTGTCCTTGATACTGATGGCAAGGATCTCCTGATCGGCAGTTTCGATATCTGGAAATCCGTTTTCGGCAGCGGTTTCAATATCGATCGTAAATACACGGATCTTTGAGGAGTCGAACTTGAGTTCCTCCTCAGGATGCTGTTCAGCAATGTATTGATACAAGAACCTAGAGTTTCCATAGATCTCAAAGTCATCTACTTCTTTGTATTGCTTGATAAAATCTCGTGCTTCCGTAATAGAACCAAACTTGTGTGGTTCTACACAGTCTCCCTCTAGTGTGCGCCACTCGGAATAATTCTTTGTAGGCAAATACAGCGTAGGGTTGAAAGGAACCCTGACGCTGTAGCGATTGCCATTCTCATAACCACGTACAAGCAGACGGTTGCCTGCTTGCTCAACACTAGTGTAAAACTTCATTCAAGGCATTCAATATAACGAGCAAGCAGTTGCTTGCTTGGATTGGTCACAACAGTCAAGTCCGAAGACCTGATATTAAACTCACGCTCAGCAGCATGTGGTGCCCATGGAGTGATCTGACCATCACAGTCTACAACATAGGGTTCTACCATCCAGACATCGGGGTCACCTGGCAAGGTGTCCCCTTCAACTGGTTCTACTTGAGCAATGATCCACTCATTCTGCAGTTTGATCAGGTTCGAGGATACGTCCATTTTCATCTACCTCAAAGAAAATTTGGTTTTCTGTAATCCCGATCTCTTTGAGTCTAGTGACAAAGTTATCAAGGATATTGTTGTCGGGATAAACAACACTAATAATATGCTCACCACTTAGACGATGTTCTTCTACAGGAGAGAAAGGACACCAGCGAGAATAATTAATTGGGATAGTTCCATCCTCATTCAGTTTTCCAAGTTCTAGAGTGTATGGATATACCAAACGATATCCGATAACTTTAGCCGCTTCATCTTCAGTGCGAATTTCACTGAACAAACAAAGAACTCTCTCACCAGTAGTGAGAGTCACAATGCGAACATTATGATTAGTCTTCAGTTCCTGTTGCTGTGTCTGTTCTGTCATTTTCTAGTTCCTTTTTCTCCGTGATTTTTTGTTCGTATGCATTTTGCAGTCCTGGTTCAGGAGTGCTGATTGTCATGACACAATCATAGGGAATCTTAAACTGCCAGTCAGGCGTGTAAGGATTCCATTTACTAAACCTTACTTGGTATTCCATACCATGTTGTTCAGTCAGATACTGTGGTGTCTGACCATCCAGGTTTAGGATATAAGGATCTTCCATCAAGAGACAGATACCTCGTTTGTTATCTCCTTCTTCATCGAAGATTTCTTTCAACTCAGTGATAATACGATCACCAGTTTTTAGAGTGACAACTGATACTGACATAGTTTACCATCGATTGTTTTGCTTGTCAAAATAAGTTTCCATAGGATTTGTTTCTAGACATAATGTTGAAGGATATAGAAACTTTGTGGTCTCCAAACGACACAACAGTATGCGGCAGAGAAGATGGAAAAATAATTACTTCTCCTTCTACGTTACCAGAAGTTTCGTAGTTCTGTTGGAACAATTGATGTCCAAACTGAGAAAACACTGTGCCGTTTGTACCCTCTAAATGCAGAAGGTAGATCCCAGAAAATGTAGATGACGGATGTGTGTGAGTTTTATGCCAACACTGATCGTCCCTGTATACATTATACCAGATGGACTGAAGTTTTGACTCTTCAGGTTTATGTAGAATACTCAAATTGGGGTCCTCTAGCATTTCGCTAAAGGGACCCCAAATAATATCATTATAATCTTGTTCTGTCAAGTCAACAAGAATATTATCTTCCTCAAAATAATTTGTAATAGAATCTCTATAAACACCAGAGTATGTAATACTCTTTTCATTCTCATATATTTGAGGAAGAAGTCTACTCTTCAATTGTTCATGGTTTCTAACTTTTGTCCAGAAGATAAAGTTAGAAGGAAAATTATATAACATAAACTAGAACCATTTTTTTCTTCTCTGTTTCTCTGGTAGTTCTTTTCTTAGCGTAACAGTAAGTAGACCATCAATAAACTCTACGTTCTCAACTTCTACATCATCTGCCATCTGCCAGTTCTTAGAGAATGTCTTGTAGGAAATTCCTCTATGTGCATAGTCTCGTTCTTTATCTTCACGAGACTTGCGAGCAGAGACTGTCAGAACATTTCGTTCTGTCTCCACTTCGATATCTCCTGCTGAAAATCCTGCAAGAGCGATCTCCAATATTGTTCTACCATCAGATCCATTAATGACATTGAAAGGAGGATAACTCTTTCCTGCTCCCGCAAGAGCTTCAAGTCTACTGAATGTTTCATCGAACCCGATTGAATGTGGTGTGTATGTTTCCCAATTGAATGTAACCATTGTCCTTAAAAAGCGACGTTTGCATGTGACCCCAAAGGCATCACATTAATAGTTATAACCGAACAAGAAAAATGGGAATTCGTGAAAACCCCCATCACCATTACGGTTTACTCAACTTCTTGCTTCTTCCGACCAATGTTGTACTTGCTTTCTAAGGTCCACTCACCTTTCTCTTTGAAAGAAAGAACCTTGATCTGATTGAGGGGTGCAAGATCAGCAATCTTTTCTTGACTCTCGCCAGAGATTGATACCAGTCCCCAATCAACTAGAAGTTGTACGATACGATTTCTACGCTGTACATCATTCAAAGAAAGATTTGTTTTCTTGCCGTCTAAAGCAAACAATTCTTTGAAGTGTACAATATAATACTTGCCTTGTTTGTGTAGGATGTGACAGGACTGATAGATCTTCTTTTCTTTGCGCGATGCAACACCAATCCTAGTCAGTGTTTCTCTCACTTTCAAAAAGTCATCTGGTTCATTAAGAACCACTTGTACCATGTCAGCGGATTTCCATTGCAATTCAGTTTCGCTCATTCTTACCACCTTTGCTCAATGCTTTTTTTATATGATCTAATTGATCCTTGGTGAGAATCCTGAGCGCCTGCAGAGCTTTATCGTCATTATAACCATAATACTCTTTGACTAAATCAAGATAATCAATAGAATCTTTACGTGCCCAAGGAGAGAAACGCTTCCTTGGTTTCACACTATTTATAAAAAAGTCATATTGCATCTTCTTGGGAAGATGTGGATTCTTGTTCATCTCATTGGCAAACAAGATAGTGTCAGTGAAAGAACTGAGGCACCTATTAATAATATAAGGAGGATACCCTCGCTCAGCATCAATATCATCATCTAGAATATTCTTTTTAGATTGGTTGATCGAGTACAGGTAGTCTTTTAGTTGGTACGTCATTCCAGTGTCTAATCACTCCACTAATAATAAAAAGGTTGGTAGCCAGGTAAGAAATAAAAATAAGGGTGCGTATGCC